ACCATTTTTTTGCGGCGTCAAGTTAGCAGGCCGGGGATTCTAATTTGACCGGCCCGGCAGCGAACCCCGACCATTTGAAGATCATCGACGGAACTTTTCGGCGGGACAGATCGCATCCGCCGGTTGTCCCGCTGCTACCCGGTGAGCCAATCAAGCCGGTATGGCTGACAGGTCGCGCCGCGAAAATCTGGTCAGAGAAGACGGCAATTTACCGCCGTCGCGGCCAGTCAGTGGCGGGATGCGAGGCGGCGCTGGCGCAATACTGTGCGCTCGAAGCGGCCATGATCGAAATCTATCGCCAGAAGCAGCGGCCGACCGCCACCGACGTGAACACTTACCGCACGCTGGCGCGCGAATTCTACGACACGCCAGCCTCCCAGATATCCAAAGCGACAGGGGCACCGGTGCCGGCCGCGAACCCTTTCCTGGCCCGGGGGCAGACTGGTGACTGACTTCTGTGCGATTGCCGAAGCATACGCGCGCGATGTCGTCGTCGACGACGGGACGAAGTTCTGCAAGTGGACCCGGCTCGCCGGCGCCCGCCATCTGGCCGACCTGCGGCGCTTGGAGACTGACCCCGACTGGCCGTTCTGGTTCAGCGAATGGGACGGCAACGACATCTGCGAATTCGCTGAGCTGCTCCCGCATGTCGAGGGCACCTGGCGCTCGACGGCTATCACACTGGAGCCGGCCCAGGTCTTCTGGCTGGTCAGCCTGTTCGGTTGGCGGCGATGGGGGAGCGACGTGCGTCGCTTTTCGAACGTCTACATCGAGATGGCTCGCAAGAACGCGAAATCGACGCTGGCTGCAATCATCGCCCTCTACTGCCTGACCTCCGAAGGCGAGAACGGGCCGCAGGTCCTCATCGCCGCAACGACCGGCGAGCAGGCCGGCAAGGTGTTCAACCCTGCGAAACGCATGGTCGAGCGGACGACAGCCCTACGCGAGGCCTACTTTGTCCGTGCGTTCGCGCGTTCGATCAGTTGCGGATCCACACAGGGCTTCATCCAGCCGATCAATGCGAAGGCCTCGACCCAGGATGGGTGGAACCCTCACTGCGCGATCCTCGACGAGTTGCACGCCCACAAGGATCGCGGGCTCTACGACGTCGTTCGATCGGCGTTTGGGGCGCGGCAGAACCCGCTGATGTTGGCGATCACAACGGCAGGCTACAATCACGAGGGTATCTGCTACGAGCAGAGGACGCTTCTGACGAAAACGCTCGAAGGCGTCGTCCAGGCCGACCATCTGTGGGGGATCATCTACACCCTCGATGAGGGAGACGATCCCTTCGATGCGCGCTGCTGGGCCAAGGCGAACCCGCTGCTCGGCGTATCGATCCAACTCACCGAGTTGCAGGGTTACGCGATCGAAGCGCGGAACTCGAACGAATCCGCCTACGAGTTCAAAACCAAGCGGTGCTGCTTGTGGCTGACAGCGCGCGGTGGTCACGTCCGGATTGAGCAGTGGCGCAAGTGCAGCGGGCCAGTCGACCTGGATGCGCTCAAGGGGGTGCCGGCCTATGGCGGCCTCGACCTCGCAGCGACGACTGATATGTGCGCCTTCCGCCTGGTCTGGCGGACGGGCGGCAGAACAAAGACCTGGGGCCGGTTCTATCTTCCGGAGGGCGCCATCGCGCCACGGTCTGAGAAAGCCTCGGTGCCGTATGGAACCTGGCGCGACAAAGGTCTCTTGCGGGTGACGGAGGGCAACGTCGTCGACTATGCGGTGATCCAGGCCGACATCGAGGAGGCGCTAGACCGTTTTGATATCCGGGGCATCGGCTTCGATCCCTGGAACGCCAGCGACCTGGTCAATAGGTTAACTGAGAAGGGCGCACCGATGGTGGAGTTTCGCCAGGGCGTCCGATCATTCAATGCACCGATGAAGGAGCTTGACCGGCTCTACATGGCTTGCGAGCTGGATCACGCTGGCGACGCGGTACTGGCCTGGAATGCCTCGAACGTTGTCGCGAAGGCCGACGATAATGGCAACGTCAAGCCGGATCGCCGGAACAGCCAAGAGAAGATCGACGGCTACGTTGCACTGTTGATGGCACTCGGGCTGGCAATTTCCACTGAGGACGGCGCCTCGGTCTATGAAGGCCGGGGACTCCTGGTGTTGGGATAGCCCATGACCGGCATCGTTAACTATTGCCGGCGGAAGTGGGCGGTCGCCGTCGAATGACCTTCCGTGAGCGGTTGGGCGCCTGGCTGCTTGGTGGCTCGCCGGCGGCGGGGTCTGCCGCGCCAGAGACCAAAGACAGCGCCGCCGTGACATCAACGCTCGGCGGCCTCGGCTGGCCGCAACCAATGCTTTACGCCGCGCTCGGCGGCTACGCGAGCAATACCGGCGTTCCCGTTACCCCGTTCACCGCGCTGCAGGCGGCGGCGGTCTATGCCTGCGTCCGCTCGGTGTCGCAAGACATGGCGGTGCTGAAGCCGTTTGTCCGCCGCGTGCTGCCGAGCGGCGGCTATCGCCGCGAGCTTCAGCATCCGTTGAATAAGCTGTTTCGCCGGCCGAATCGCTGGCAAACGCGATTTGAGTTCATTTCCTACGTGATCTCGTCGCTCTGCCTGCGCGGCAATTCGTTTGTCGTCGTCGAGCGCGACCGCGACGCCAATCCGATCGAGCTTGTGCCGATTGCACCCGATCGCGCGACGATCATGCTGACCGACGATGGCGAGCTTTGGTATCGCATCAACTCGCGCCGTATCGGCCAGGGGATCTTGATCCCGCCCGACGACATGATCCATCTCAAGAATATCTCGATGGATGGATACGTCGGCGTCTCGCCGATCGCCATCGCGCAGGATGTCATCGGCCTGGCGCTCGCAACGCAGCAACACGGCGGGATCCTGTTCCGCCAGGGCGGGCAGATCGGCGGCGTGATCAGCCATCCCGGCAAGCTCTCGAAAGAGGCGTCCGACCGCATCGCAAATTCGTGGCGCGAGACGCATGCCGGCGTCCAGAACGCGCACAAGGCGGCGATCCTCGAGGAAGGAATGAAATTCGACAAGATCGCGATAACCAATGAGGAAGCGCAATTTCTCGAGACGCGGCGCTTTCAGGTAACCGACATTTGCCGGCTCTATGGCGTGCCTCCGCATCGCCTCGGGGAATTGGACAAGGCGACGCTGAATAATATCGAGCAGCAAAATCAGCAGTACGTCGATAGCGCGCTGAAGCCGATCGCCGAGTCGATCGAGGAACTGTTTAATCATCACCTGTTATTCGACGACGAGCGCGCGATCCTCGAATGCAAGTTTGATTTCGACGACATGACGCGCGGCGATCTGTTGACGCGGTATCAGGCGTACCAGATTGGCACGCTCAATGGCTGGCTGAACCGCAATGAGGTTCGCGCCAAAGAGAACATGAACCCGATCGATGACGGCCACGGCGACGAGTACCGCGTCCCGCTGAATACTGCCGTCCCATCCGACAATCTCGCGCCGGCCCAGGCCGCGCCGTCCGAGGCGGCAAACGCGCCGTCCGCCGCCGCGCCGAAGCCCGAGCCAGGACCGACCGATGCAGATACTTAGCGCGACGGCCTTCAAGAGCTTTAACCGTGGCCGCAACGTGACCCGCGCGGCGATCGGCGTCCGCAAGCAGATCATCGCGCCGGCCGAGACGATGACCGGCGACATGCGCGCGCTGCGCTTCTGCATCTCGACCGGCTCGGTCGATCGCGAGCAGGACAGGATTGCGCTCGCCGGCTGGCAGCTGGCGAACTTCCGGCGCAACCCGGTCGTGCTGTGGGGACATGACGCCTCGCGCCTACCGATCGGCCGCGCGTTCGACCTGCAAATCGACGGCGGCGCGCTGAAAGCCTCTGTGGAGTTTATCCCGTCTGACACGCCGGAAGTCGGGCAATTCGCCGATGCGGTTTACCGGCTCGCGCGTGGCGGCTTTATCGCCGCGACCTCGGTCGGCTTCCGGCCGCTCGCCTGGGAATATACGACCGACAAATCGCGCGGCGCCGACGACTGGTTTCCGGGGATCGACTTCGAGGAACAGGAACTCGTCGAGCTATCCGTCGTCACCGTCCCGGCGAACCCCGAGGCGCTGATCGAGGCACCGGGGCCTGGTGAGGGGACGGCGATCGCCGCCGACACGCCGCCGGCCACCGGCGAGGAAATCACCGCGTTTGATCCCGAGGGGACCCGGGCGCGGGCTGATGCCGTCAATCAAGAATTAACAAGAGCACGAGCGCGCCGCCGACGCGCGTTCCAACTGGCACTCGCCGGATCAGGCTGACGCCGATCCGCTCCAACACATAGAGGATCAAACAATGGCCACCCTTTCCGAAAAACACCGCGAACTGAAGCGTCGGCGCGCTGAAATCGTCGGCAAAATGGGCGTTCTCGTTAAGCAAGAGGGCGACGACGACAAGCCGCTGACGGACGAGGAATCGACGACGTTCGACGAGCTTGCTGCCGCGCTCGCGGCGATTGATCAGCGCCTGCAGCGCGTCGCCGCCGCCATGCAAGCCGCCGCCGAAGGCGCGCAGGACGCGAACGGCGACGGCGAGGACGATACGGAGGAAGCCGCATTGCGCGGCATTCATAGCGCCGGCTTCCGCGTCCAGGGTGGCGCCGCCAGGGCGCCTGCGCGCGCGAAGCGCGATCCCGACGCGGGCCTGAAGGATAAGCGTGGCGTCAAGGCCGCGCGCTACGTGCTCGGCGTCCTGCATGCGCGGTTCAACCATGTGTCGATGGAAAAGGCCGCCGAGTGGGTCACGAACCGCTTCGGCGACGATCTGGTCGCGCGCGCGCTCAATAGCGGCGTGACCGGCGAAGGCGGCGCGCTAATCCCGCAAGATTTCATGGCGGACCTGATCGAGTTGCTTCGCGCGAATACCGTCGTCCGTGGCGCGAACCCGATGGAAGTCGGAATGCCGATGGGCAATCTGACGATCCCGCGCCTGGCCGGCGGCGCGACGGCGGCTTACCAGAACGAGCTTGACGATATCGCGGTCTCGCAAGAGCGCTTCGACGACGTGAACTTTGTCGCGAAAAAGCTCACCGCGATGGTGCCGGTCTCGAATGACCTGATCCGCCGCTCGCCGATCGGCGTCGAGGAAATCGTCCGCGATGATCTGGTGCAGACGATCGCCCGTCGCGAGGATTTGGCCTTCTTGCGTGGCGACGGAACCGACAAGGGTCCGGTGGGCATGCGCTCTCTTTGCCTGCCAGCGAACAAAATCAGCGTCACGACCATGCCGGCGACGCCGACGCCAGGTGACGCGCTGACCGCGATCCTCGCCGGCGCGTCGTCGGCGATTCTGGCGCTGCAAAACGGCATGTCGCGGATGATCCGCCCGACGTGGTTCATGCATCCGACGATCGCGCGATTCATCTCGCTCGCGCGCGATCAGGTCTGCGGGTTCTATTGGAAGGACGAGATCGAGCGCGGCGTGTGGGAAGGCTACCCGATCCGACTGACGACGCAGATCCCGACAAACCTTGTGGTCGGCGCCAATACCAAGGGGTCGGAAATTTATTTCTGCGATATGGCCGATTTTGTGATCGCGGACACCTATAACGTGGTCGTCGATGCGTCGGACGTGGCGGCATACAACGACGGCGTTTCGATGGTATCGGCGTTCCAACGGGATCAGTCGTTGTTTCGCGTGATCGCCGAGCATGACTGCAACATGCGGCACCTTCAGAGCCTTGCGGTCCTGCTTACGGCGGATTGGGCCTTCGCCGGCATTCCTGGCGCGCCTGGGACGCCTTACTCGACGCAGCCGCTTAACCCCACATGGTCGCAGGCCGCTGCCATCAGGCCAGCTCTGGCGACCGGCGCGAACGCGCCGCCGACCCTTAAAGATCCGGCATAGGAGGCTCCGCCATGACAGACACAAAACAGACGCCGCCGGCGCCGCCGCGCGGTGGCGTGATCGCGGCCGGGTTCGAGTTTCCGCCGCGCCTCTATCCGCCCGATCCGCAACATCTCGATATCGTGCAAACCTATGATCCGCGCGTCTCGGTGCAGATGGAACGCGCGTCGCGCGACCTGGCGGCTGGCAAGCCGGGCGCGGCTGCGCAAGAGGACTTGGAACGCGGCGCGCCGGCACCGCAGCCGGAACACTCGGTCGAGGGCATCCCGCAACGGGACACCCCGGTGACGTTCAATACGCAATTCGCCAGTTACTATGCCGGCGAGACGGCCGCTTTCACGCCAGAGGAAGCGGCCCGGCTCGCCGAGCTAGGAGTCGTCGGCGAAGCGCCGACGACTCCGACCGACCCACCGGGAAATGTCGATGTCCCGCATGTCAGCCAGGCGGGCGACAAGCTGACTTGTACGATGGGTAACTGGACCGGCACGCCGACGACCTATGCCTACCAGTGGAAACTTGACGGCGGCGACGTTGGCACCGACTCCGCGACGCATACCGTCACGGCTGGCGACGCGGGCAAATCGGCGACATGCGTCGTCTCGGCGAGCAACGCGATCGGCTCGACGACCGCGCCGCCGTCAAATGCGGTCGTGGTCACTGATCCCGGCGCCGCGCGATGAGCGACCTTGTGCCTGGCACGATGGTCCGTATGCGGACGGTACGGCGGTTCTCGCATTACATGGTCGGCGAGCTCATTGCCGTGCCGATGGATGCGGCACAGGAGCTCGCCGCAAAGCGGCTGGCGCAGCCGCTTGACCTCTTGGTGCCTACACCGGCCGGCGGGGACGAAACCTCGCCAGCCGGGCCGCTGCGGTCGCCTGGCGGAATCGTCCGGAAATAGCGTGTACGCCGCGCTGCGCGTGATCACCGGGCCGAGCAGCGAGCCGGTAACGATCGATCTCGCGCGCCAGCATTGCCGGATCGATGCCGGCTATGATGACGCGCTTATCGCCATGTATGTGACAGGCGCGCGGATAGAGGCGGAAGCCTATCTTAACCGCGCGCTGTTCACGCAACGGCTGCAATACGCGATCACTTGGGCGCCGCCGCCGACCGCGACGCCGCTGGTCCCGCAAAGCCTGATCGTGTTCCCGCTGAACTGGCCGCCGCTGGTCAAGCGGCCGATCGAGCTTCCGCGCGCGCCGGCAGTCTCGGTCGAGCAAATCATGTGGGGACCGATCGACGACATGCAGCTTGCGGACGCCGACGATTACGACCTGAACCTGAACGTCGAGCCGGGTTACATCGCGGTCAAGCCGCAACTGCTGCCGCGTATCCCGCAACAGTCGATGGTGATCGATTTCACCGCCGGGTACGACGCGACCGATCCGGCGGCGGTGCCGATGCCGATCCGCATGGCGATCCTCGTCGGCACCGCGCATTACTACGAGAACCGGGGCGACGTGCCGGCCGAAATGCCGGCGGCGTTCTATCGCCTGCTCGATCCCTTCCGGCTCTGGACGTATGCCGGCTAATCCGTCCGGCGCGCTCGCCGCGTCGGTTGGCTCGCTGCGCTGGCTCGTGACGCTCTACCGCCGCGACCAGGCGCCCGCCGACGACCTGGCGCTGACCGAGAACCTTGTCCCGCTGGCGACGGTGCATGCCGACATTCAGCCGACCTATGCCTCGACGTTCTATCAGTCGACGCAAGTCGATACGCCGGTTACGCATATGATCTGCATTCGCTGGCAGGACTATCCGGCGACAATCGACGTCGTGATCCGCTCGACGTCGCGGCCGGACGATCAGACGATCCGTAGCGAGCTATTTCGCGTCCGCCGCTCGAAAGAGATCGCCGGTCGTAAGCGCTTCATCCAGTTGGAATGCGAGCTAGAGCATAGCCGGATCACGCCGGACGATAGCGACGCGACGCGTAATCGCATGCTGACCGAGCCTTACAATTCCGTTGTCGGTCCGATCATTTGGGACGATGGCGCGACCGTTTGGGACGATGGCGCGACGGTATGGGCCGATACGCCATGAACGCGGGAGGCTACGCATGACTCCGGTTGCCATCGTCGTGATCGTCCTCGTCGTCCTGTTGCTCTTCGGCGGCGGCTATTACGGACCGCGCTACGGATGGGGGACCTATCACTATGGCGGCGGGATCGGCGCGATCGTCCTGATCCTGATTATCCTGCTCGTCCTCGGCTACCTTCGGTGAGCGATCTGAAGCTGACCGTCACGAATTGGGGCGAGGTCGCGCTCGACAAGCGCGAGCTTCGCAAGCTGATGCGCGCGGCCGGCAACGATATCAAGAACAAGACCCGCCGGCTGATCGGCAAGGCGGAAGGCGGCGGCCGGCATTACTCGGCGCATCCGGCGACGAAATACCGCGCGGTCGCGCCAGCCTATACCGCCTCGACGCCGGGATCGCCGCCGGCCGCGCCGACCGGCGGCTTGCGCGAGTCAGTGAAAACCTACGTCTACCCGAGCGCCGAGGGCTTCGCGGTCCGCGCGCGCAAGTTCTATGCGCTCTTCCTCGAGGCCGGCGCGCGCGGAGGCGGTCGGACTGCCGCCGGCGGACGCGGCGCGGGCAACCGGCGGACCGGACGCAAAGCCGCCGCCAATACCAGCCGCGTACTAGAGCCGCGTCCGTTCCTTGATCGCGTGATGGCGGCCGAGTCCGGCGATCTGACCCGCCGCGTCCGCGCCGCGATCGACAAATCGCTGACGTGGAAAGAGACCAAGACTTGACGATCGTCGCGACGTTTATCTCGCAGCTTCGCGCCAATGCGCCGATCTTCGGCGGACGCGTCGCCGGCGCGGCGGAATTCTATGCCGGGCTGAAAAACTACAATACGTCGCTCGCCCTCCCGGCGGCGTATGTCATTCCGCTCGGCCAGGACGCGGACGCCAATCATGTTTGGACGGGGCTGATTCAGATCGTCCACAAGTCGATCGGCGTCGCGGTCGAGCTTGACGCGCAACAGGACCGGCGCGGTCAGGCGCCGACGATGAATTTCGAGGCGATCGAGGCGCAGATCTTCGCTTCGGTGCTGAACCTAGAGATCGACGAGTGCCGCCAGCCGCGCGGGACCTCGTTCGGCGGCGCGCGGTATCTCGATCTCGACCGCGCGCGGCTGTTCTACCAATGGGAATTCAACATCGATTGGCAGATAACCGACGCGGACGGCGTTCAGCCCGTTTCGGTCGATATCAACCGGATCGAGGTCGACTATTTCAAGGCGCCGGTATCGGCCGGCGATCTCCCGCCCGCCGTCGTCATGCTCCCGACCGGCGATCCGCCATACCCGCCGCCGACTGACGGGCCGTGGCCCGATCCCGCGAAGGAGTCCGCCTGATGGCGAGCAATATCGACCCGACGAAGCCCGCCGAGCCGGTCGCCTATACCGCTGACGTCCGCGCTAACTTCGCCGCCGCGAAAGCCGAGATCGAAGAGCTACAGGCGGTCGGTCCGAGCGGCGGCGGCGGCGGCGTCACGAAAACCGATCGATCGGGCGTGATCTTTCTCGGCGGCCAGCCGCAACCGCTCATGGCCGCCAACCCGGCCCGACGAGGCTGGTCACTACAGAACAAGTCCGGCGTCGATATGTATTTTAACGATCTCGGTTTCGGCGCGCTGCCGTCGTCGAATGCCGCGATCTTCCTCCCGGCCGGCGGCTATTACGAAAGCGAGCCAGGGGCCGCGTCGGTCGCGGCGATCTCGCTCTTCTGTTCGCTGACCAACGCGGCCTTTGCGGCGGCGGAGTGGTGAGATGCTAAGTTATCCGCCGCATATCCTGAACGGCGTCTTTTTCACCGGCGGGCCGATCCTGACGCTCGGCGCGCTTGTCGGCGGCTCAGGTTATACCGATGGCAGTTACATCGCCGTCCCGCTGACCGGTGGCAACGGGTCCGGCGCGACCGCGAATATCACCGTCTCGGGCGGAACGGTCGTCCAGGCCATACTTGCCAGCGGTGGCGGCGCTATCACTGGGACCGGCGCGGTCGGTTACGAGCTATACGATCAGCTATCCTCCGCTCCCGCCATTATCGGCGCGTCCGGGAGCGGGTTTCTAGTCAACGTCGGAAGCATCGGCGGATATCAATGGCAAGTGCCGCCCGCTGTGACGTGCTTTCTCTTGGATATGTGCAACGGCGGCGGCGGCGGCGGCGCGGGACAGGCGACGTCGGGCGCCGGCGGCGGCGGCGGCGGGTCGAGCGGCTCGCTGACCGGCTTCGCCGTTATCGTCACCGGCGGGACAACGCTCTCGCTCACATGCGGTCCCGGCGGCGTCGGCGGGATTGTCGGCGGCGCGGCGGCGTCGATCGGCGGCAATACGGCGATCGTCGGGACGATCACCGATACCGCTAGCATCGGCGTCGGCGCCGGCGGGGCTGGGCAACCCGGCGCGGCCGGGATTGGCGGGACCGGCGGCAACAGCACATCGATCGGCGCGGGCGGCGGCGCGGCTGGCGTCGCGGGCGCTTCTGGTACCATGCGGAACGCCTATGCGGTCGGCGGCAACGGCGGCGGCGGCGGCGGCAATACCAACGGGACAGCCGGCGTCGGCGGTCTCTCGGCGCCATACGGCGGCGCCAATGTCGGCAGCGGCAACGGCGCCGGCGGCGGCGGCGGGTCTAACGTATTCGGTCGCGGCGGCCAAGGCGGCCAAGGGACGGTCCCGGCGCCGGGTGTCAACGCGCCGGGAGCGGGCGGCGGCGGCGGCGGCGGCGG